AATTATCATAATATATATTATAACAAAATTTTAAGGTTCTGTCAAGAACTATTTTTAAGTTAGGTATATTTCATCTAATATTTCTTTGAACTCTGATTCGAGTATTGATTTGCTTTCTGCAAGTGATAAAATTTCTACTAGACCTGTGAAAAGTTCTTGAACATTCTCTAAATCAATAGGCATGGTTATACCTTCTTTAGAGGGAAGCCACTCTTCTTCAAAGTCTAAATAGTATTTTCTTAAAGATAGATACTCAACTCCACGAAATGTGTTTATTACTAATCGTATTTGTTGATTATCCTTTTCATTGATTACTCTTTCATATATGCTTGGTGTACTAAAATCATTTTTTATAATCCTATTCAATGGAACAATGCTTGTAACATTCTTCGGCATTAATAAACGATACGAGTCCGTATCCCAACAAAATAGGAGAACTGTATCATGCGCTTCTTTAGCTCGGTTTTTCTTTTCCTTTATATAGGGAGTAGAAAAATCTCGAGTGCATATATTATATTTTAGTCTGCGTGAATTCTTACTTCTGTAAGTGATGACAGCATCGCCTGCTTCATCTATTTTCTTTTTAAATTCATCTTTTGTCATGTTTCCTCCAGTAGTATCTAACAAATGATAATTTGAATTGTACTAATTTTGGTCACATCAATAAGATGCAAAAAACTAGGGCATCTAAGATACCCTAGTGAAAAACTAAACTAAATTAATTGTTTAAGTTATTTACTATACCTGTAAAGTATACTGCTGCTTTACCTGTTAACTTTGATATAATCGCAGCGTCAACTTCTTGACCTGCATCTGTCAAAGCACTTGTTAGGTCGGCTTGTGCACCTGCAACACTAACTCTACCGCCACCACTTGAGCCATTAGAACTACTTCTTACTGGTGTTTTTCTGACATATACACCTGCCTTTGTAAGTATCATTCTAACACCGTTTGGAGATTCCTCTAACTGCTCAGCGATGTCTGCTACTATCTCCATACTGTTCTCTGGAGTAGGGTCTTCTGAGGTATACATATCGATAGCCTCTTGTTTTTTCTCGTCTGTCCAAGACATATTTTTTCTCCTTTTGTTTTTGAAAGATTCTGGCAAACCAGGACACCAACCTGTGGCTTGTCTCATTTGCATATAAAATCTATCACTCATTAATATATATTATAAATGAATTTAAACGCGATGTCAAGAACTATTTTAGAAAATGTTTATTTATTGCTTCTAATTTATCCTCTAGTGCAGATAATTTTTCTACTTCTGCATCTAGCGTTTCTATTATATCTCCGTGTTCAGCTAGCCCAACATGTGAACCTAGTAATACTTCAATATTTATCTTATGTGCTTCAATACCGCCCTCATAAAATTTTATGAGTGCTTTAATTAATCTTTCTCTATAATTGTTCATATCTTCTTTATTCCTAAAACAAAGTTTTCAGCGGCATCTTCTGCATATGCTTCACTATGCCCTCTATAAAATTCTGTTTTTATTACTTCATTGTTATTGTAAAATCTACAACCCCAGTGACTATCCATTTTAATTACATCTGCTCTTAATTCACCATCAACATATGTTGAATATTTATTATCTTTCATCTTTTGTAACTGCTCCATTTATAAATGATTCTTTAAATTCTCTACTATAATCATCTTGCAATGCTATCCACATAACTAAAGGCCACGCTACTGCAAACATAAATAATACAGTAAAAAACATTGTGAAAGGAAACCTCGCAACTAAAGCGTTAGGGGTTGTCCTTTGAATCTCTTTGTAAGCGGGATACCATAGTTTCCACATGGCTATCGCAAGTCCTGACAGATATACTGCCAATAAAATTTCCAACATTGTTTTTCCTTATAAATATTTTTGTAAATGTGCCAAACTTCCTATTTCATAAGCAAGGGCGCTTCCCCAATATCCTGTCTTTTCTCCATCAAGCCAGGGAAAGAGTGTTTTAGAAGTATCGCATGGCTCTAATACAAATACTTTGTAGCATTTAGCTCCATATTTATCTTCATAATTTATACACTGTGTTATTTTTCCATAACAAGCATATCCTTTTCTTTCCGACTGATACTTTTGTGTTATTTCATCTTTAATTATCGCAAATTTATTATGACGAGGATACCATACTTTTTCATTGTATGTAAACTCTTCTGCTACACATTGTTCTGGTAGCATAGACTTCCTCATTCCTTCATAGTCTGATTCTGCTAATTTTTGCGGTATTCCTACTCTCTCCACTATATTTTTTACAAATGCTGGAGAACGATAGATACTATCTGCAATTCCTGATATATTAAATCCGTCTATATACATCTTTACTACTGACTTTATCTCATCTTCTGTAGCCGCTTTTCCCTTATTTTGACTTTTTCGCACTTCACGAAAATGTTTTGTTTCAAGGTGGTCGTCTATAATCTTTTGAAGTCTGGTCGTGTTATACCTAATATTCAAAATTTCACAGGCTTCCTTTTTAGTTACTGGATTATCCTGTTCGAGTTGTTGGATTACTCGTTCTATGTTATCAAATGATAACTTTTCTCCTGATTTACTTCGTATCATAATGCTTCTTTCCTAATAATATAATTGCGTAATGCACTATTTTCAATAAATCTTTTTCGTTATATCCATCTTTCTTACCATACCGTTGAGCATATTTAATAATGTTTCCTATACAGAAACCTTCTCCATGGTCAGCATCAAATACAAACTCAGTAGTTTGTATCGTATTCTTACTATAGTGTGCGTCATAGGTTGAACGGATATAATTTTCAACCCAGACTAATACTTTATCCTCACTAAACTTCATTAGTTAACATCTCTACAAGACTAGTGTATCCACCTATCTTTTGTCCGTTGAATATAATCTGCGGAAATGTTCTTGCGCCAGGAAAGTTTTCAAACATATCTTCTTTTTGAAAATCTTTTCCAAACACTTTATACTCTACAGAACAACCTCGTTGCTCTGCAAGATTCTTTGCCATTGTGCAATAATGACAGTTTGGTGTGCTATAAATTATTACTGTATCTTTCATATAATCATTCCAAAGTGCTTTCACTTCGCTGTTATCCTTTTATCATACCAAGCTAGTCCTTCGTCCCACCAATCAGGTTGTTCTCTATGTGACCACTTGGCAAATGTTGCTTTATCTGTATGGTAATATAGGCGATATGACCCGATAACATCAGATTCGTCTTTCAGTTCATCGGGCATTGCCATAAGAAATGGAGTGAGTCCTTGTCTAGGCATATTCTTTGGTTCGGGTAGTTTATTGATTACTTCTACTACTGACTTGTGTAATTTGCCATAGCGATAATGGTATTCATCGTTTAGTGCATTTGCATAGCAATGAACCCACTCAAAATTATCTAGTGAAGACCGTGTCCATATCGTGCAAGGGTGATTATACATCATGGGTAGATATGGTGTCAGAGGTCTTTCCTCTAGAGGAAGATGTTTGATTTCTGACTTTCTTGAATTGAGGGCTTCTCTTTCTTCTGCGTTAAGCGCTCTAGGAGTAAATCCTAATACTTCATCAACCCATATAGCTGTGCATAATAGTTGTGCCGCCTCAAGAGGCATTTTTACTATATGCTTGTCTACATGGTATTCAGCACATTTGTCTAAATCTTCATCTAAATAAAATAAATTCATATTATATATTATATAGAAAATTTAACCATTTGTCAAGTATTATTTTTATTTGCTACCAAAGGCTTTTCCAGCCTCTGAAATTCCAAATGCTCCTAAGGTTACTATAACGAATGAAGTGTATATAGTATCTGATATTACTAAGTCTTGACCCATAAATGCAGTAACTAAATCACAGATTCCGAATACTGTCATTAAAAAGAATGAAATAAACCCTATGATAGCTTTTTCATTTATATCGTTATGGTCTAAAAATAAGTCCATAAACTTACGCTTACCAGGCTTCATACGAGCTCGGTCTTCCTTCATCTTTTCTATTAAATCTTCTGCTGCGTCGAGTTTATCGACTAGCTTCATATATTTATCTAGGTCAATTTGGACTTCGTTTCTGGCGTTATCGGTTTCAATATTTGCCATTATTTATCCTTTGCTTTACCCACATTCAGGGCAACCCAATCTAAGACTTTATAGGCCTTCTTTACCCAATTATCATCAATGGGTGTTGGTGTTAGTGCTGCTATTAAAGAAGCTACAAACACTAGCCATGGGATTATCTTTACAAAAACAATAATCCATTGTATAAATTCTAACATTTTCCTATCCTATTCTGTCTTACGACAGCCGCTGCAGAGGTATATACTTCTCCTC